CAAGTATTACTTTTCCAAAAGAATATAGAAATCCTTTAAGCTGCCATATAAGTGCAAACCTTGGGTCATTTGCCCAGAAAGGACGTTCTGCTGTATTAGGCCGTAACATTGAACTTTCAACAAAACGGGTTAAAGCTGCTTTTACCCGCCGCCCTTCGTCTGAGTTAAAATTAAATTGTTGCGTCTTACTATCCCAAGCAGCGTTTACATCAGCTGCAGAAACCCCCAAAGATTTTAAATACCTTGCGGCTCTAGGATTATTAGTTTTATTGGCGGCATGGGTACGTAAAAACTGTACGCCCATATTAGCCGCAAAAGCCCGTGTAAAATCCGTAAACCGTTCTAGTAATACTAACTTAAAAAACTTATCGCTTACTTGCCGTACTTTTGGGTCAAGGAACTCATGGTCTGCATCAGTTACTATGGCATTTTCCATTGTATTACGAACAGATACTCCAATGTCTTCAGCTAATTCTCTAGATTGTGCAGGATTTAAACCTGTTCTTTTAAGCTCATTTATAAATGTTTTAAAAGTATTAAAACTAGGATCTTTAAAATTTATTGCTGCTCCCCCTAGCTCTGTTATTGAAGCAATAGTCACCAAAGGCAATAAAGTAATCCATTGAAATACCTGTAAATAACTACTTGCGGTTAACCATTTCCTTTCTAAAGAAGAGAAATCCCTATCTCTATATCCAAGATGGCGCTTTATAATAGCTAACGCCATAGCCCGATCTTCCGAATTTAATTTATCTAACTCAGGAGTAAGTAAATCTCTTCCGGTTTTTGGATCTCTAGTAGCACGTAAGAATTCATTACGTGTAGTAGTTTGACGTATATATTTAATTAACGCTTCTTGAGGAGAAACAGTATACTTTTCTAAAATGGTCGGACTAATGTTAGCTGTAAGCTTTCTAGCTTTTTCCATATCAGCTAAAGGATCAGTTACATCTGTTTTAATCTTTGGGCCTGTCTCTTTATCTAAATCTTTTTCTGCTTTTCCTATTACTGTCTCTACATCTTGTGCCTGCTTACTCTCTAAAACAAACTTCTGCCTCTTTATAAAATATTCAATAGATTTAGTTACATCAGCTTCTGTTAAAGTTGGATCAGCAGCTACTAAATCTCTAATAAAGTTTTCCTGCATATCAGGGTCATTAGCAAGTCCTACTATATCTAATACAACTGGAAAATAGTCCGGACGTTTTTGTACCGTATTTCCTGGAGTATTAGAAATATAATCATCATGTATTTCTTCAAGGAACTTTCGAATTTTTACAGCCTTAACAACTGATTCGGGGTCTATGTCCGGATTATTTTGGAACGCTGCTGCTGTAATATCTTTAGTTTTAATACCAGAAGCAGCAATCTTAAGGGCAGTAGAATTAATAGGATTATCCCATTCGCCGGGATTTGTACCTAGTATCTTTCCTAGCTTAGTAATAAACCTATGTTTTTGTATATTTTTAGCTTTAACAAAACCTAAATCTGGGGAATCTGACTGAGCAGGTATATAGAACATGTCCGCAATTTTTGAGCTAATACCCCTAAGTACACCATCTTCAGTGAGTACTAACCTAGCTATCGCTCTTACTTGAGGTGTATTAAGAAATTTACCTATAGCCCTCTTAAGAGCAAGCGCACGAGTTGATGCAATACCAGCCCCTTGTCGTATTTCTGCAACCATGGCTTTTACTTCAAAAGGAGTTTCAAGATCCCGAACTCTACGTAAATTTGAAATTGCACTAACTGCTGCTGGTGGGCCTTCCTTATCCCTTGCCATAGACATTAACATACCGGAATCATCTAGAAGTTTTGCTTCTAGGCCACCATTCTCAACCACTTCTTCTATAAAGGCTTGATATCCGTCTGAAGGAAAACCAGTAAATCTGCGTTTTAACGCTGCTTCCAAACCTTTAAAGTAATTTTTTAAACGTGTTGCAAGGTTCTTAAAAAAACTTTCAGTGCCGTTTTTAGGTGTCTTTCGCGTCTTTACATCTTCTATTGCTAGTTGCTTCATCCATGTAGCAGTTTGATCAGAAAACCATTCATCAAACCCGTTGTCGCCTAACCAAGCTGTAGGTGCGTTAGGTTGTTTTATAGCCTCTTTATGAGACTTTTTTAGCCTGTTGTATAAAGCTTTATTACCCTTAATTAAAGTATCTTTTGCTTCATTTAAAACAGCGTGGCCTAACTCATGTCCAACCGCAAGTGCAATCCCTAACGGATTATTTGTAACAACATTATCTACAATAATTACATGGGCATCTTTGTACCCCATATAAGTACCGCGTTGTTGTTTATTACGTTCTAAGTTAGTCATCTGATGGGTAATATGTTTGCCTAACTGACCTGGAAACATTTCATCAAATCTTTTTGGTTTTAGATTTTTTAAATCTTGTAGTTGTTTTAAACCAAGAATAGATACAGGCTTTACAAGCTTTAATTTCTTTAAACCTAAATTAATAATATTTTTTATATCTTTAAAATGATCTATTTTACGTTCGGATGACGAGACATTCACGAGTGGCACGGCACCAATTTTTCCTTCTTCTGGAGTAAGAGGTATAAAGCCAATAGCTGGTTCTGTTTCAACTAAAGACGTATCTAACAAAGGCCCTGCATCATAATGGGCAACGCTTCCTTTACCCCCTCTTCTAGTATTACGTTTTTTCTGGAATTTTGAATTAGGATCAAAATATTCTAAATGACCGTTTGCATCAACTTCGTCTGCAATCTGAATACTAACTTCCTGATCAAAATTCGGGTTTGCATCTATTGAGTTATCAACTTTTAAGTATTCAATCTCTTCGACAATATCAAAAGATAAAGGCTTTTGGGGAGTAGGATTAGGTAAAAATTGTCCTGTTTTAAGGGGTGGTCTTGTATCCGCTTGCCTATTAATCCACCGTTGTGCTTCTGCACGGCTACCCATACTTACAGGCGCACCTGTAGTTATAAGAACTGCTGGTGAAGAAAGATTTGATGCATAAACTTTATTATTAGCGCCATCCTCAGCATCGGGATCATAAAAATTATCACCATTTCGATCAGCGTAACGCTTATCGAAATGGGTTTGAGGCATAAATACCCTTACTAAATCTTCACCTTGGTATACGAGGTATATTTCTTCTCTTGTAGCATCTACAAAAGTATCTTTTGGTATAACAGATTTAAAGTTACCTTCTGCATCTTGTTCTCTACTAAATACATTAGGTCTGGCTTTACCTATTACAGTAGTTTGTCTACCTGGAACAAATACCTCTTTTCCTTTTTTTGTTAAAACTTTTTCTACAGAATAAACATCCATCTCTTTTAAAAGATGTCCAGTTAATCTAGTTTCATATACAGGATTCCCTTCTGCGTCTTTTCTACCTTCTTTTATTGGAACTGCAGCCCGCATTTGATTAATTGCAGAACCTTCTAATGATCCAATAAACTCAGGCCGCATTTTATTTGGATTAAAAAGTATAACCCCAATAACTTCATTTGTTTCAAAGTCTCTAACGTAACCACTTTTAGTTACGTACCCCATTTCTTTTCCGTTATTGCCAAAAGCAATTCTTTGGTTTGAATCTTTTTCTTGGGGGTTAAACAAAAGGTCATTTAAAGGTATAGGAGTTTTTCCAACTACTGCAGCAGTTATATTCTTATAGGCTTGTAAATCACCATCTGTTAATTGGTTTTCTTGTATTGATTTCCCATTTATTTTTATATCGTAATCGTTTTCTATTAACCTGTTTAATATTGATACTAACCCATTTCTGGCAGATATCCTTGGAGCATCTCCCTCAAAAGAAAAATTTAAGTTTTGCCCAGAGTTTGTTAGTGTAGCTAAATTAACAAATTCTGCCTTTCCGGTCGGAAGTACAATTTCTACCGTAGGCCCTTCCTCTCCATTATATTTTTTAATGTATTTGCCATCTTTTGCCGAAGCTAAAATAACACTGTCCATTAAAAACACAGATAAAGGACCTGTTACTTTGTTTCCTGTACCTGTTCTGATTTTACCTTTACCTGTTTTTCTAGTAGGTGCATATGTTACAACTTCTGTATCAGGAGTAGACCTGGCTTTTACCGTATATCCTACTACAGCGCCACTTTCATCCTTTTCCGGTTCAATAAATACTTCTAAAGTGCTGTCGATTTTTTGCAACATAGTTGCTCGACGCATAACAAGATCAGTTAGTTGGTTATATGGCTCTTTCCTAAAATCTATAGGTTTTAGGTTTCCATCTGAATCATATTCTTCAAAAGGAGATATAAGCTTTCTAAAAGCGCGTCTAAGCGAACCAGTAGTATCTCCATGCTTTTCATTTACAAATGATTTTTTAGATTTTCGTACTGGGTAAACTTCTACACCTGTTTCATTAAGGTCAAATATTTCAGGTTCAAACTCATCTAGATTAAAAACTTCCTGCTCATCAAGCTGTCTTAATTGAGATCCAACTCGTTGACTATCTGTGCCTATATCTACATCATCGTCTGTAACAGATCCTACTTCAGTCCGAGGATCAACAGTCTCAAAAGGATTATCTGTTTCAGACATTTTTACGGCATCATAATCTTGTGCAAGGTCACCTGTTTCCGGATCAAGTGCTCTGATTCTTAGACTTGCCATAACCCTCTGAAGGTCGCTGTTATTTTTAAATAATTCTGTGTTCTTAATACGCTCTAATGCTTTAGTTGCTTCTTCTCTAGTCTTAAACCTAGCCGTACTAAGAGCCTTTAATAAAGGGTTTTCTAAAGCTTGTCCTACAAATAAAAATTTAGGTTCTTGCTCTGTTGTAGTTTTAGGTTTTGTTTCAGACTCAGTAAACTTTAAAAGTAACTGTTGTACAGGATCAGTTGTATCTGGTTGTGTAGCAGTATCTGATTCAGCAGTATCTCCCGGCCTCATATCAACAGTATTACTTAGCAAATTTTTGTCGATTTTATTAAGAACCGGTCCGTATCGAGGGTCCAACCCAGAAAGAACATCGTCTTTAGTAGGAGTATCCAGTAACTCTAATTGTTCTGGCTCATTAACAGCATCTTGTACTTCTTTGGCTTGTTGACTAGCAACGTTTTCCGCATCAACTAAAGCCTTCCGTTGTTCTGCTGCTTCTGCACCAGATAATACATTTATCGTAGCTGCGCCTATAAACTTCCCGTCTTTATCTGTAACTGCTTGTCTATTTGCAGCTTGACCGGCTGGACCTGTCCATCTCTTTTGTCCATGTTCATCTAAAACCTGTTCACCTATACCAGCAGCATTAGTACCTTCTGCCCAAATTTCATTTCCGTCTTCATCTAATGCTTGTATAACTACATCTGCATCGATAGGTTTTGGACCGCTATAACCAAGTGCAGGTGCTAGAACTTCTGCACTAGCACCTGCCTCTATAGCACTTTGCACTGTTTCTTTGTTCCTAGAAATAATTGTCCCACGTTCGGGGATTTTTGCAGCCCATACACCAGGTTTTATTTCAACCGGTTCTATTTCTGTAGCGTTTTTATTCTCTTTATTTTTTATAAGGGTATTGAGTTCTTGTACATTCGCTCCATCACCTTCTACCCACATTGTTTCTTTATTACTATTTCTATTTAGTAACCTTTTGAACTGTGCCCTTAAGGTAACCTTAGACTCAGGAAGAGACTCTCCATCCCCAAACCCTTGTTGTTGTTTATTTACAGTAGCATCTATATCTAGATCTCTAGCTTCGTCAAGATATGTCTTTGTTTTATCAAAAACCCTACTTGCAGTATCAGCTGCAACTCGTACTGTACCTCCAGCCATACCTAATGCTTTACCGCCTAATGCGCCAACAAAAGCTGCTTCACCTAAACGCATTTTTGCTTCTTGCCAAGTATAGGTATCGTCCATTTCCATACGGTTAGCGACGCCTATACCTTCCTGGACAAATTCTGCTACACCTTCTGTTGCAGCGGATTTTAGTCCGGTTCCAAGGATATCGTTTGCTAACCTTTTATATAAATTATCGTTAGGTTTATTAGCAGATTTTCTTTTAGCTAATTTACCCATCTGCTTAAGCATTAATGCTTCACCACCAACACCAACCGCCGCCGCAGGTAAAGCTACCGCACCCGCACGAAAAGCAGTGGCTCTATTCATTTCCTGCCCACTTTCTAAAGCTTCAGCAAAATTCCCTCCAGCCATTGGCGCCCACTCAGCAGCACCAGCACCAACACCTGCTCCTATCTTTAAGTTTCTTGCCTTACGTCTTGCGGCTTCTTCAGCAAAAGTGCCGTCTTTATACATACGCCTAAAAATTTTATAACTGGATTCAGCTAAAGCTTTCTCGTCAGGATCAGCAGTACCTTTTGCAGTTTTTTCTATAGATTCTTTTAGCAACCGTTTAGCGGTACGTTTACTTACTTCCGTACCGCCTTTAGCAAGTATTTTGGCGCCTACACCACCTATACCTGCTCCTAAAATAGTTGTTATAGCAAATGGAATAACTTGTCCGGCTGCACTACCCATCTGCGTAAAAAACCCGCCAATAGTAGGTTCTTCAATAAATTCACCGAATTTTTCTACACCGTCGAGGGGGACTTCAGCAAGTGATTCTCGGAACTGTGCTCTTTTTACAGCATTTAATGCGCCCTCTTCATCTCCTATAAGAGTATTACCGAGAGCTTTTAGGTATTCTAAATCTGCTACCATATTTTCAGTAGCAGATTTAGCTCCTGCAGCTATAAGGTCAAGACCTGTAGCTTTAGGCGTTTTTAGGTAGTCTTTAGATTCTTTAAAGTCTTGATATGCTTCTTCATCCCAATCAGATACCGGACGTTGGTTAGTGTCAGATTTATCATATTTAGCTTTAAATGCTTGGAACGCGTCTTCGTTAAAAGCCACAAATTATCACCCCGTAATGCGCTTGCGGTTTTCAGCAGCTTGCATCATAAGCATAGCAAAAGCTTCTTTAGGTAAAGTATCCCGCATTTTATCAACATCTACACCTACGTCTGTTTGTTCGGCCTTACCTTCCTCATCTGCAGATGTCATATAAAGCAATTGTGTTCCGTCACCATTAAGAGCTACTCTATCTAAATCATAATCTCCAGCTATAACAACATCATCTGCGTCTTTCCTAAAAAGTCTTCCTACCCATTCTTCGTCACTAGCCATACCAGCCATAATGGTACTTAACATCATGTTCATGGCTTTCCTTCCTTCTGCCAGGTCATTTCTACTTAAAGACCCGTTTTCAAGTTTATTTGCAAGGTCTGTAAATTCTGGAGACCTAGAAATAGCTATTGCTGCCTTTTTATCAAACGCTAGCCCATCTTCTCCCCAAGCTTTAGCTACTACCTTAGCCGCATCTCCAACTATTTTATTACTAGCCTTTACAGCGTTTCTTATCCAAGTACCATAACTTAAGTCGTACTCTTTCCTACGTAACTCTAGAGTCCCTGCTTCCTGTGCGGTCATATTAGAAAGACCAGTTTCTCCTATATTAGTTATACGCCCAAGCCATTCAGATCTTGCAGCATCATTTTCCATACTAGCTGCCACAGCTACATGCGCTGCTATAAAATCACGCTTATTAAGTTTTTTGAATTCTTCTACGCTTGTTACGCCTTTCTCTTTTAAGAAGTTCGCTACATGTGACATAGTTTCTGGTGCAACTTTCACTTCTTGTTTAGCTATTTTAGTACTAAGGTCTTCTGCAGACTTAGCTTCAGAAACTGCTGCTTCGATAGCTGTAGTATTTTCTTGTACTACCGGAGGTGCAGTTTTTATAATTTCAGAAGGTCTTTGGCTCTCTAACCTCTCTAGTCTAAGTTCTAAAGCTCTTTTAGTTCTTCCTCCACTTTTCGAATTAGCTATTTTCTCCTTTAACTCTGCTACCTTAGAATCTACCTCAGCATCAGTAGATACTTCAGTTTCTTCTTTAGTTTTGTCTTTAGGCCTTTCGCCTTTTGCCTGCTGTTTAAGCGTCGCTATTTCTTGTCTTAGTTTTCTAGCTTCTTGTGCGTCTTTTGTAGAAAAAAGACGCCCTTTTTTACTTGTTAATTCTGCAAGCCGAGCTTCTTTAGTTTGGAGTTCTTCAGATACATCAGCTCCAGCTTTTTTGTCAGTATCGCCGGTTATAGTATCTTCTTTCTCTTCAGATTGGTCTTCTCCAAGTTGCTCTTCGCCTTTAAGTAAGTCTACTGCACTGTCAACTGCCTTTTCCCTATCGTCTGGATTTTCAGTAGATATAAGATTTATTGTCGCTCTTGCTCCTCCTCTTTCTCCCCTTTCTGCAAGAGCGTCTGAAATATCTGTAACTTCGCCTTCTTTTTTTAAAGTTTTTGCTTTACTATGATCATATCCAGGGGGTATTTTTCCCGAATCCCTTAATTGAGCAAGCTCAAAATCATCTAATTCTTTAATAGATCTACCGAGTGCCTTACCAGCTTGATCTATAGTTAACGAATACTTGCTTTGTTTAGATAAAACATTACGTCTGTAGTTTGTATCCATTAAACCGGCTATTTTTTCTGCCGTAAACTCAATGACCTTATCATCAGGGGATTGAGTACCCCCTTCAGTCAAAACCCCTTCCGACCCATCTGCATTTCTTACTCTAACTCCCAACATTGGTTTGCCGTTTTTAGATTTCTTAAATTCACCAGTAGGCATACCTTGTTCATCTAGTATCTGTATAGGCTCTATATCAAGTATTTCAGTATCTTTATCTACTAAGGGGTTATCGCCTTGCTGCATATATTGAGATAGTTTTTTATCTAAATCAGTATCTTTACCTTGAATGCCCTTAACTACCACATCGTAATCTATGTTATAAGGATTTTTTCCTATATCTACAAGCCCCTGGGATTGTAGTAACTGCATCTCTTGGTCTGCTTCCCAAGTACTAGCAGTTCTTTTCTCTTCAGCCTCCATAATATTCAGCTGACGACGTTTCATGTCCATGCTCTTCATATCCATGAACATGCCTAGCGCATTTTGAATACCTGTACTTGCGTTAAAAGCCATTAGTTACTCCTAGAAGAAAGCCACTGCCATAATTGCGGCAGATCCTAACGAGGCAATCGTACTATATGTTTGGGCTTTTGATGCGGCTTTAGCTTGCGTATATGCGTTTTTTCGTGCAGTCGCATCTGCTGCTGCAGACCCCATTTGGTTTAAAGAAGATCTATTTACACCTTGCCCTATGTTAATTAAATCAGCTAACACTCTTTGGTTTTGTTCTCGTTGTGCTATACGTGCGTCACTTATCGACTGTATTCCACCTAATGTATTAGCGCGTTGTAATCCTCTGTTTTGTTGTTGTAACTGTGCTGGAGTTAAGCTGGCTCCATAACGCGACATATTACGCTCGGCTACACCTTTAGTTAACTGTTGTGCAATACCTGTATCTTTTCGCGCCTGATCTATTAAAGACGTATCTGTCGTAGCTTGATCTATTAAATCTTCTTCAAAATCACGGAAGTTTTCTACATAGTCCAGGTACTCCTGCCGTGTCATAGAAGCAAAAGCAGTATCCGGATCACTTACATGCGGCAGATTTAACGCATTTGATCCACCAGAACCAGGCAAGTCTTTACCTGCAATAGCACCTGTTAACCAACTTGGACCTATTCCCATTATTAACTTACCTTAGTTGTAGTTGTAGTGTTTGTGGTAGGAGGTTTTTCACCACCCCACCATTTCTTACCGCTTTTAACATTATCTCCACCTTTTAAAATGGCTGCTGTACCTAACTGGGCAAACATACCTGCTCTGGCAGCAGATTCAGTCTGTTTCGCTTGCGCTCTTGCTAGAGCTTGGGAAGTTCCCAACCTAGAAGCTTGGGCCAATCCAGACATAGCATCTGCCGCTTGTCCTCTAGCAGTACCTAGTACTCCAACTTTCTGCTTATTAGTAATATCTTTAGCTTGTTCGTCAGCCATCTGCAATTGGCCCTGTAAAGCCTGAGACATATCAGCAGCCCTAGTTACATCTTGAGTCCCTTTAAATTTAAGCGCTGATGGAACACCTTCTCCAGTTAATGCTTGCATAGTATCTGCATTAGAACGACCACGTAATGTAGTTGCTACATCAGCCGTTTTAGATATGTCGCGCATCTCTCGAAGTAAAGGATCATATTTCTCTTTAAAATAGTTATGCTCTGCCATAGCAACAGATGCAGATGCTTTTTCGGCTTCACTCGGTGCATAGTCTTGTTGGCTTGGTGAACTACCCATTACACTCTACTCGTATAGACGGTCTCTCGTCTTGTCCAATTCGCGGCTTCAGCATATTCCCCAACCTCTTTAACAGTTGTTCGAAACTCCAACGCAGAAAACCCAGCGTCTCTCGCCTGTTTCTCAAAAAACGGTTGGTAAGCCAAGGCCAAATTACGACCTCTCTCTTTAGTCCATCCGATCCATAAAAGTAATATACGTTCATTAGAATAAGTTTCCGTTGTCCCCGTTGTTACTAAAAACCCACCTTCAAATACCCAAAGATGAGCTTGGTTATTTACACACGCCGCAAATACATCTTCCGGCATAACTCCTGTTTGTGGGTCTGTTGTTAGTGTCTCAACAACCCCTTCTCTAACCCAATCCCAATGTTCCCTAATATTCGCTAAGACAGGTTCATCAAGACTATATTCGCTTTGGCCCGTATTTACGTCTTGGGAGACTATAGGCTTTATGTATTCCTCCATATTTTACACTCCTTGCTATGGCTGTATCTGCATTACGCGCTCTATTTTCGGCAAGCTCAACTTCTTTAAGGAAGAAAGTGCCATAGGCTTGCGCTCCTGCAAAATCGGTCCAATCTTTACTGGGCATACGAAGTAAACGAAATACTGCCCCAGTAATAATTGCGTCTCTATAATCATTCATAACATCAGACTCACAAGCTGTTGATGAATGCGTTGGTTTTAGCTGTACATGTACGTATGTGCTAGAAGTTGTGGTCACGTTTGGTACTGGTACTAGCCAAAATAATGATTGACTTACTTTAACAAAATACTCAGGGGTGCCTGCATATGCAGCTTCTCTCCACTTAGGTTTCCGTGTTTCAAGTAAAGAAGTTGATAAAGGCTCTAAATCAATACCTTTATGCGTTACCCAATTAATCTTATGAACAGCAGTTCCAGATGGCGGTTCTAAATCATATTCATAGATCTGCGCGGTAGTTGTAATAACATCTAACTCTTTCTTATATACACCAGCTTTTTCACATAATTCAATCGTTGCAGACCTTACTGCATTTTCAATTAGCAAGTCAGGACACCCTGGAACCATAGGAATAAGCTCTGGTAATAAACTTTCATAAGTCGTATTAGCCATATAGTTATCCTGCTGCTACTGCTGTTGGATTAGGGCGCCGATCAAGATTAGGACTAGTTGCAGCATCAAGCTGTCCTTTACCCGCTACAGTTGCAGTAAATAACTGGTAATGCGACCCTGCTCGTTCAGCATTCTCAGCAAACTCTGCTTCTTTCATATATGCCATATATAAAACAAAATTCATAACTGCATTAGCGTAGATATCAGGAACGCCCAAATTATCAGAAGCAGTTACTGTGGCCGGATTAGCAGAATAAGTTAACTCGATATACGCATTACCACTTACACCTGGATATACGTAAAAAGTTCGAGGGTTGTCATCCTCATAAGTGTAGTGCTTCACTACAGTAGTATGTTTTGCTGACCCTGTAACTGTCGGGTCATGCCAACTGGGATTTTGAGCATCTAAAGAATCTCTAGAAACAAGCCGTATAGCTCTTCCCCCTGTACCACTACTTGCGGCCGACATATTACGTGTTACATCTAATAATCTATTACCGCCACTAGGTATACTCTGCTTTGTACCAGCAGCTAAAGTAACAGTAGCAACAGTTGCTGTAGAGTCTGGCTTTATAAGAGCTATTTCACGCTGGGCATCATTAACCCATAAGATAAGCTCAGTATCAGGCCACCGAATATTTGATGTATCTTGTAAAACCGCATCTACTCTAGATAAAACACTAGCTACAGTAACTGCCATCTAATTACCCTGCGTTCAAGGCTTCTTGCCATACCTTTTCACGTTCATCTGTTTTAACAGTACGTTTTACCAGCTTATTAATAACAGCGGCTTTAGGAGTACCATCTACCTTAAAATTATCTGGATCACCTTCCTTAATTAAATTAACCATAACTTCAAACAAAGGGTCAGAGTCAGACTCTATACTATCTTCTAACTCCACTTTAATATCTTGCCCAGATGTTTTTCCTACCTCTTTTGCGCCCATCTGTACAGCAAGTAATCCAATCTCATCAGAGATTTCTTTTTCAACACCTGCTTGGAAAAGAATCACTGCTCCATGTAAAGTAGCAACGCGGATATCCTTATCACTTAGTATCTTCATAATAATGTCTCACTTTATAATATTAAGGGCAGGGCTTCTTTTTCATACCGCTACCATACTTACTTCTACTTTTAGCCTTTGGCTTTACCTTTGGTTTTACCTTTGGCTTTGTGCCTGTTACCTTTTTTGTTGTAGAAGATTTTCCATACCTAGGTTTACCATGCTCATCAGCATAAGTTTTTCTATTATATCTACTTACAGTAGTCTTACTGGGTTTTTTACCGCCGTACTTGGTTTTATCTGCCCTTTTAGTGGTGTATTTTTTCCCTTTGTAGGTAAATGTTTTTAAGCCAGCTTTTTCAGCTGCTGCAAACCTACCTTGGAATTCTGATAATTTTCTTGGCATTTAAGTAATCCTTTTAGGAAAACGCCCCCTTCGAAAAGGGGGCGATTCGGTTAGATAACAAATAGATACATTGTTACCGTGCCAGAAGTAGCGCCAGTACCTGGAGCTGTTGCCACGGTGACATCTATTGTGTCGTCAGAGGTAAAGGTAATAGGCGCAGTGGCTGTAGAGCCATGCGTTGCATTACCAATTGCAAATGAACTAGCTGTACCACCAGCCTGTCCGATAGTCGAACCATCGATCAAGCCGTTTGCGTCGCCACCATAACCAACATCGAGAACAATAGCTGGAGAGCCATTGGTATCGAGATCAGTAGTAGTCAGCATAACGCCAACTACAGTTTCACCTGCAAACACATCGCACATCTGAATAATGTCACTACCTGCCAAAGCAGCTGTAACAGTATATTGAGCAGTACGACAACCTACGTTACCTTGAGGGAAGTTCTTAAACGAGCTATTTCCATCAATAGCCCCAGAAGTAAATGTAGCCATCTTTTAAGCCCCCCTTAGTAAGCTGTGTCAAGGCAAATTACGCCGAAGTCTTCAGTAGACCCGTTGTAATCTGAATTGAATTTAGGCTTACGTAAGCCGAAGATCTTACTAATAGAGATACCAGATTGGTTCTCGTAGTCGAAAGTGTCTTCAACAACTTCCGGCATACCGATATCTGCCATAGCAAGGGCCTGAGCACCACAGAACAGAGCACGAGCGCCATTTACATCAGCGTTAGCACCCCACTTGTAGCCAGCAGCACCAGCATTAGAGCTAGTTCCACTTGTTGCATTAGCTGTGTTGAAAACATGACGGAATTCGTGAACCATTACGCCATCAACCATCAAGCTTGAAGTGCCAGAGAACAATTGGTTACTTGGTCCTCTTACACCAGCGTTCCTTACGTTAGCAAGGAAATCTGAGTCAAGCTTAAGATCAGCCATTTGCTGTGGTGTTACAAACATGTGATACATCTCTTGATTGCCAGCACCTCTAATGCCTCGGATATAGTTATCCTTAGCATATGCCTTGAGTTCAACGATTGCTTTGTAAGCAATTGTATCTGCAGCAGCAACGGCTGTAACGTCGGCAGCTGTCAAGTTAGTAGATGCGTCCCAGCGTCTATGTCTATTTGAAGTTGGCGCTGCTACATCTGACGCAAACTCAAGATCTACCAAATCGTGTCCGGCAGAGACATTAGTGGGACGAAGTGCACCACTGGTTTTATTAGTGTAAGCAACTCCTGAGAGGGTTAGGAATGCAAGCTGGTCCATACGGTCAGCCATTGCATATGCTAATGCATCTCTGGAATTCTCACGGAAATTAACAACACTCTTCTGATCGGCAAGACGACCCGCGATTCTATTTGCAAAACGCAGCTGGTCAAGCTCGATAGTAATGTCGTAGCTTCTTAAAGCTTCTTCATTACCTTCCAAAGTGTTATCACCTGTAATACCGTCGCCTGTCATATCAGCCAACAACGTGATTACTGCTTTTGTGCCTTTATCGGATTTTGTAAGATCAGTGATCCGTTGAACCATTGCATTTGATCCACTACCTGCAAACTGATTCACGAAACTCATGTTCCGAGCGACACGCCAGAAGTCTCTACTCCACGCTGTTAATTGGTTACTAGTCAGCGACGCAAAGTTAGTTAAAGCCATTATTGTGGCCTCCTATGCGTATTAAAAATCAGGCCGAAGCCTGTCCATAGCCGACTTTAGGTGCGGCTAAACCGTTGCTCTCTATCGCGGAGCGACGACTTAGCGCTTATTAACGAGACGCGATCTCGACAGGTTTAACGTCTGTAGTAGACGATAACGTTATTTACGTGTTCGACACGGCCTATCTATCGTAAAGACACACGGATTTATCAAATACTACCACGAGTTTTGTAAAAAACAAACCTTTATGCATATCTCCCTGTGCGTTTTATTTTTGCTGACGCACGAGCTTTTGCAGCTTGTTTTTTACCTTTTTTCGTGTAAGCAAACTTTTTTGTCTTACCATTTACTTTTACAGTTGGCATAATTTTTACCTCTATATAATATCCCCACGAAGTCTAGCTAACGTTCCGGCAGGAAGAGCATCAAACTCTTCTTCCGTCATATTAGTAACATCCATTACTTTCTCACCTCGAGATGCACTGCTCTCGCCTGGTAATTCGGGCGGTTGTGCTTCTGCGGCTTTAAGCTTCTTATTGACCTCAGATCTTTTCTTAGCAACTTCGTCAACCGGTCTAGCTTTAGGCGCCGCAGTTTTAGTCAAAGTTGACTCTGAAGTTTCAACAGGAGGATCAAGATCATAACTTTTAATAACAAAATTAGAAGCTTTTGTAAGCGCATCTACAGCATCAAAACCCTGTACAACAAACGCGTCACGCAATTCAATTACTTCCTGTGTGTACTCTTTATTATACTCAGCTGCATTCTCGTCAAATACAGGAAAATTTTCAGATAAAGTATTAGCTGCAGCCTGCAATGCAGTTGCTTGTTGGTTCTGCTGAACTGTCTGCGTAACTTTCTGCGTAAGTTCATATTCTAACTGCTGACGCTCTGCTTTACGGATCTCTTCTCTTAAAGCAGCTGCTTTTGTTGCTTCCCCATCCAACACTAGGTTCTGGTATTCAACTTCTTTTTCATCAAAGCTATAAGGTTCCGGAGCATCTTCAGCAGGTAATTGCGCTGCTCTTGCTTCATCAAGCTGCTTTTGAAGTGCTTTTTGTTTTGCAAGTACTTCATCGAGGCGAGATTTAGGAACCATAGGTTTTTTAGATTCTGGTTCTGGTGTTGGTTCTGGCTCTGGTTCTTCTGTTTCTACTTCTTCCTCAACAGGCGCTTCATCAGTTTCAGCAACTGTTTCCTCCTGAGTTTCTTCAGCAACTTCTTCTTCCTGAGTTTCTTCAGCAACTTCTTCTTCTTGGGGTTCTTCAACAACTTCTTCTTCAGTTTTTTCAGCCGTAGCTTCTTCAACTTCTTCTGCCTCCTCCCCTTCTTCACCAAGACCAAAATTCATATCTAAAGAAACCTCACTGTCTTCAGATAACTTATCAGCTCCAGGCATTGTTTCAAACACCATACCTTCGTCTTCAGCTGCTTCTACATTCTTATCTTTTTTAGCCATTACACAATCTCCTATTGGGGTTTACGTATGTTAGGTATATCTACCTGTTTGGGTTGTTGCTGTTGCTGCTGTTTTGCAGATGTTTGCATTACTGTTGCTGCAATACGCGTTGCTGCATTCGTTTCTGCCTGATTTGTTCGTGTCTGGTTTGACAGGTCAGCCAGTTCTCTTCGTAGATCAAGCTCACGCTGCTTTATTTGAAGTTGTGACTGCATCTCCTGCATACGTAGTTGCGGATCTACTTCAGCCATATCCTGTACTTTAGCTATATTAACTGCAGCTTCAGATTGTAGTTTACGTACTTCAGCTTCAAGCTTGGCTATTTCAAGCTGCACAGCTTGCATCTGTATTTGTTGCTGAACTTGCATCATTTCTTGTTGTTCTTCTGTAGGTGGTTCTTGTCCTGTCATAACCCTGATACGTTTAGCAAGTTGACCTTTCTTAGCCAGATGTGAGTATTCAATAATAGCATCATCTGGAATAGCTACACCAACTTGCCGTAGGTTAAGGGCCTCTGCAAACTGCACCTCATCAAACGAATCCCGCGCTGGAGCTGTTGTAACTACAACATCATATTCACCTATAGTAAGGTCGTTAATAATACGGCCTTCGGGAGTCATCTCGTTAACAACTATAGGTTCTCTGGGTTTTAGCGGATCTTCCTCATTAGTAACTTGTATTATCCTTTCCTCGGTATAAAACCGCTGTACAAGGTTTAATATTTTTTCAGCTAAATATTGTCTTGTTTTACGCAGATTATCGAGAGGTACTTGTATCATTATGACACCACGATTCTGCTTGGCTTGTATCGCAACACCAGATACTTCAGCGCTGTCTGTACCAAGCATAGAATCGTTAATACCCGAAATCGCCTTTATATTTAACGCAGCTTTCTGACCAATACGATCCAAGCCTGTAGGAATCTGGTTTGGCTGTATCTTAACTGGCGGTGTAGAGCCTCGGTTATATTCAACAACAAGACCAGTTTCTGCACCATGTTCTTCTAGGTCATCTGCCGTCATACCCGTCAATGAACCACTTTCTACCATCCAACCACTATTTGCCGTGGTGTTTACTATATGTAGTTCTTGGGAGGTAATTTTATTTAATTGTTCTTGTGGAGATAAGAGGTTACGAACCATACCGAAAGGTCTGCCTCTTCTAAAATAAGCAAAGAAAGGTATTATTGTGAAATCTTCGTAGGGCGACCAATCATCATGTAAAACAACTTTATCACACGTAACGGTCCATCTTACCTTGCGTCTTATTTTACTCATTACCGATAGGCCGTACTGTTTAGCAAATTTTTTCGTTTTTGCTGTAGACCAACCTTCAGGAACATACCGCTGGTCACCTGTTGTGTCATCAACAAAACATTCAACCCGTGTCATACGTTTGTGTTGTCTTTCTATAACACGCAGTGCTTTTACAGTCTTATAGTCATCTTCATCAGGGATACCTGCGCCCATATAATCGTTGTCCATATCAAGATCACCAAACCGGTTCTCTTCATACTCAACTGAGTCACGCCCGAAACTGTTTCCATTCTCCGCAATAAATCTAAGTGCTTCCGCTTTTTTCTTACCATATAACTCTTCAACCTCATCCAACGTCATCCATTTAGTCTCAAACACTTCGTTCCAGACTTTTGGATCAGCTTCCTTTGCATCAGGGTCAATAAGTATGTCCAACGGATCTTTAGCCGTGATTCTTACTTCGCCTTCTATATGGTCAGAAAAATCCATACGCACATCAAAGTATCCCCGACCGTCCATTATCAGACCATCACTGAATACCTGCTGCTCTACCCAATCCAACTTATTGTTATCAGCAATCTGCATATAAAGTTTTGTTAGGGTATGCGCGATTTCTTCTTCACCGCCGCGTCGTGGTTTAAATTGAATATCTGCACGGCGGGTAGACTGCTCACCAAGAACTGTATTAACAGTAGGAAGAATAGTATTAATAGTTAATGCGGGACGGCCTTCTGCATCAAGAGCTGCTATGTCCTCATCATCCCATTGGTCGCCACGATAATAGGCGTCACATGTTTTAGCCATATCAATATATTCAAGATGGCCATTATCTCGTGCCCGAACATATCGATCCCACTGTCTAGAGGCTATCTCTTGTTCTTCACCTGGATTTAATTTTTTCATGTTATGCACTCATCGCTGATCGTTGACGCATACTTGACTCCTTTACATGTACTTCAAGCTTATCACGCCAAGAAGGTTCATGTACCACGGGCGCCTGATAGGTTGCAAACTCAGTCATCATCAAACCTACCCATGCAAGCGCGTCCACTTGGTCATCATGTACACCATTAGGAAAACGTAAAAGTTCAGCGACCAATGGGCCGGTGAACAATTCATTGCGGGGCAAAAATACCATCCCCTGTTGCATCCGTCCCTGGATGGCCCTGGCACGTGCTTCTTTATCTCTACGGCCAGTTTTTAAATCTTTAAAGTATGCTTCATATAAACCACGTTCTCGTACCCGCTTTTCAAGCAAGGGACCGAGCGCCATCTCAATATGTCCTTTCTCTATACCTATAATAGAAGGTTTCCACAACTCATAGAGATC